ATTTAGAGACGATGCAACATATAAAGATTATTTAAGTTTAGATTTTGCTGGCGCCACTTTTGCTGGAACAATAAATGGTTTAACAGTATCTACCGGAACCATAACTTCAGGTACGTGGAATGGTAGGTCGATAAGTACAACATATACTGACGCAAAATTAACATCAGTAGCCGGCACCACAAACCAAGTAAATGTTAGTGCAAGTACTGGCGCAGTAACATTCTCATTACCGCAAAGCATACATACTGCCGCAACACCAACATTTGGTGGTCTAACAGTAAATGGTAATTTGATTGTTACTGGGGCAACATATTCAGCAACAGGAACTGTTCAAGGAATAGGTAGTTATGATTGGTTTTATGTTGGTAGGGGTACGGCCGCATCTGCATTGTTTTTAAAAGATATTGCGGGGGCCGGTTGGGCATTGACATGTGGAAGTTATGGTTTGACATTTAGAAAAGATGTGAGCGGAACTTCATTTGCCACCGCAATGAGCTTTACTGCAACCGGTAGTGGTGATACTACACCTAATGTTTCAATAACAAATAATTTAACTTTAGGTGGTAATTTAAGAACTGCTGGTTCAACGTCTAACATTGTTAAATTTAGTGCTGGAACATCTTCTGTAACATTTGGTAACTCTTTAGGAGCTAGCTCAACTGATACAAGTAGAACAGTATTTTTTAGAGGTACAACATCAACAGCTTCCGTATGGTGGGGAGGCCCTGATGGAAATGGAGATAATATTCCGCATGGTGCAATTGATAGTTTAAGTACAGGTGGTTTAACGCATTGGTATAACTCAGCCGGAACAGGCGGTGGTACGTGGACTAAAATAATGACTGTTGATAATAACGGCGTTACGGTTAACTCGGGTAACTTTATCGGTACATTGAGTGGGAATGCAACAAATATAACTGCGAGTTCAAATACAAGTCTAACTTCATTATCAAATTTGGCGACAGTTGGTACAATTACAAGCGGTACATGGCAAGGCTCATCAATATCCACAACGTATACTGCAGCAAAAGTTACAGCAGTAAATGCAGGAACAGGTGTTGGTGTGGATACTACCACAGGTTCTGTTACAGTATCTATAGGCCAAGCCGTTGCAACAACATCCACACCAACATTTGGAGGTTTAACAGTTGGTAATGGTGTTGCAACAGGAAGAAGTACATACGGTATAACGAATGCAAATATTGTACTAACATCTTCCGCCGCAGATGCAACTGGATATTGTGGTATTGATTTTCGTTCTGGTAACAATTATCCATCGGATGGTGCTCAGATATATCTTGAAAACAATAGTGGCGGTGTATCTGAGAGAGCAAAATTAACTATTAGAGTTGAGAACGATCAAGAAGATTTCATGGAATTAAGAGCTGGTAGAATTGATATAAATTCTAACACAGTGTCAGGTGGCGGGCAAGCTACTATGGTTAATTTCCAATCTGCGGGATCTACAGTTGCTTATATTACAAGTGGTGGTGCAATTTATGCTAGAAGCGGAAATCTTGTTAAAGATTTTGGAAACTCAACATATGCTACGTCATTCAGTAACGTATCATCAGTAACTGTTACACATAACTTAGGATCTAAAGATGTAATGGTCATGGTTTATGATAGTAACGACGAGATGTTCTGGCCATCCTCAATTGTAACAACAAGCACAAGTGTAGTGACAATAACTTTTGCAGCAAATAGAACCGGAAGGGTTGTTGTTTTGAGATAAAATACGTATATTAAAGTATGTTAAGAGAAAATGTAATTGTTAGTGGCTCTTTAGATGTTAGTGGACAATATATAATACCTAGAGGACCAAGAGCTAATAGACCATCTAGCCCAGAAATAGGATCTCTTTACCTTGAAGAATCTAGTAGTGGAAGTTTTGTTGTCACGTACACAGCAGCATCAAATAGAGATGATGGATGGGAGCCAGTTGGTTCACAAAATACAGATAGAATAGGTTTTTTATATAGACAAATTATTAATTTCTCATACTTGGCCGGTGGTTATAAAGATTCTTCACCATGGAAGAATGTACACCGCACAACAAATGCAACCGATCAAACAGTTCACTTAGGTGAATTAATGGACTATCCAGCATCATATACATCTGGTGCGTGTAGTAAATCAATATTGTTTGTATGGTCAACTAACACAGACGGTCTATGGAAATCGGCAACACAAATACATTCAACATATACAACAGGTGTTCATATGGTAAATGAAACTGCGTATGCACACCAATCTAAATGGGATTTAGCAAATGCAAGAGACGATTTAGGTACATTATTCCAAGAAACAGAATTTGCTTGGGTATTTGGTGGTGGTGTTGCGACTGTAGAGAAATTTAATTTAACTAATGAAGTTATGTATAGTGTGTATTATCCAAATATGCAACCATACTTAACTTTAAAAACATCCCTCACTAGTTCTCTTGGTGCATCTGGTTTTTCAGATGAAAATTATGGTTATGGTTATGGTTCGGAGAGTGGTAATAAATTGTTTTTTGCCACAGATACTTTCACAACAAACCAACAATGGGGTGCAAGCGGTCAACAAAAAGGTATTAGCTCAAAATGGGGTAAGGGATATGCTGGTAATGAGGGCACATATAATGGAGGTTATAATTTAAGAAGATGGAATGTATTTAACGAAACCAACATAGGTAACGTAGCCAAACCACACGGAAATTGTGGGGAAGAAAACTTCACTATGGGGCAAGATCATCAATATATGCTTGGAAACTATGATGGTTTACAAAATAATACGAGTTGGAAGTTTGTTTATGCAACTGATACGGGAACCGTAAACCCAGCTGGACTAGCTCCAGGGGTTAATGGTGGTACGTCATCGGGGCATTGCGGTTGGAGAAATTAAAAAATGTATTTATAAAATATGCGTCACGATAACATAGAGATTAGTGGGTCACTTAGAGCACAGGGGATTGCAAAACCACCAGCAGGAAGTAGGGCAAATAGGCCAAGCAGTCCTGTTACTGGTTCTTTGTATTTGGAGCAAGCGGCTAGTGGTAGTTTTCTCATGGTTTATACTGGGTTAGATAATGGTGATAGTGGATGGGTAAGAGTATCCTCACAAGTCAATTCAAATGTTGGCTTTAAATTTAGACAAATAATTGCTGTTTCATATTTGGCCGGAGGGTATAAAAACTCTTCACCATGGAAGAACGTACATAAAACAATTAATTCAACAGACCAAACATCACATATTGGTGAACTATTAGATTATCCGGCATCATATACATCAGGTGCTTGTAGTAAGTACATTTTCTTTGTATGGTCAGTGAATACCGATAATGCATTTAAAGGACCATCAGATGTTAATGGTGTGAGAACATCAGCAATTAATATGGCAAATGATACAAACTATGCACACCAAACAAAATTTAATATAACAACAGCAAGAAGTGATTTGGGTACAATGCATAAAGAAACTGAATTTGCATACATGTTTACTGGTGGTAGTTCTTATGTTGAAAAATTTGATTTAAGCAACGAATCAATAATGACCGGTTATAACTTAACAACAATAGATGGTGGTGATGGTGGATCCGCTTTTTCTGATGAAAACTTTGGATATGGATGGACATCTAGTGCAGGAATTAAATTCAGCTTTGCTTCAGAAACATTTACTTCAACCGGTATGTGGGGGGCACACTCACAACAAAAAGGCATTAGTTCTAAAGTAGGTAAAGGTTACGCTGGTAACGAAGGTAGTTATTCGGGCGGATACAATCTAAGAAGATGGAGCAACGCTAGCGACACAAATCTAGGTAACGTTGCTAAACCACACCCAAATTGTGGTGAAGAAAACTTTACCATGGGGCAAGACCACCAATATATGCTTGGAAACTATGACGGAGCACAAAATAATACAAGCTGGAAATTTACTTATGCAACAGATACTGGAACAACAAGCGTAAGCGGATTGGCACCTGGTGTTAATGGCGGTACATCTTCCGGTCATTGTGGCTGGAGAGCATAAAAAGATATAAAAATGATATACGAGAATTTAGAAGTTAGTGGTAGTTTAAGGTCTGATAGAGTTGTTAACAGACCACCAAGAGGGCCAAGAGCAAGCAGACCCTCTAATCCAAGCTCAGGTTCATTATTTCTTGAAACAACAACCAGTGGTAGTAACTACTTGATGTTATATACTGGCGTTTCAAATATCGATAATGGCTGGGAAAGAATTGCGGCACAAGAAACACAACCCACAGCATTTAGATATAGACAAATTATTAACTATTCTTATTTGGCTGGTGGTTATAAAGATGCGTCACCATGGAAGAATGTTCACAAAGTTACCAACCTTACCGATCAAACAACACATATTGGCGAGTTGCTAGATTACCCAGCATCATATACATCTGGCGCTTGTAACAAATCTATTTTCTTTGTTTGGTCCGTGAACGATGATGGTGCATGGAAAGGTCCGGATAGTATTCACGGAACAAGAACTTCAGCGATCAATATGATTACTGATACCAATTACGCACATCAATCAAAGTTTAATACTAGTATTGCACGAAGCGACGTTGCGACTATGCAAAAAGAAACTGAAGCGGCTTATTTAATTTCCGGAGGATCAACAACAATAGAAAAATTTAATTTATCGAACGAAAGTTATGTAAGTGGTTTTGCTGTAACATCTATCAGTGGAAATGATGGAGGTGGAGCATTTTTTGATGAAAGTTTTGGATACGCTTGGACATCTAGTGCCGGTATTAAATTTAATTTTTCAAACGAGACACCATCATCATCAACTCATTGGAGTGCACATGCTCAGCAAAAAGGTATTAGCTCTAAACATGGTAAAGGATATGCAGGTAATGAAGGAAGTTATAATGGTGGGTATAATCTAAGAAGATGGAGCAATGCTAGCGATACCAATATTGGTAATGTGGCAAAACCTCACACTAACTGCGGGGAAGAGAATTTTACTATGGGACAAGATTGGCAATATATGTTAGGCTGTTATGACGGTGGTGGACAAAATAATGTTAGCTGGAAATTTACTTATGCAACAGATAGTGGAAGTTCTAGTGTAACCGGATTAAACCCAGCGGTAAATTCGGGGACATCATCAGGACATTGCGGCTGGAGGCAATAGTTGACAATTTGAAAATTTTTACTTATATTACAACAAAAACAATTTTATTTATGGAAGGTTACAAATATGACAGAGCAAAAAATTTAAATAATCCATTCGATGAGAAATTGATGAAAATCTCAGAAAATATGTCTTTCGCATTACCAAAGTATAAAGCATATAATTTCGTTGGTGGAGCACAAATAACCCCATACGCAAAATTAAAACAATGGCTATTGGAATTAAGAGGTAGAGAGGATGCTGTAGAGCATTTAGAGTATACAGTTAGAAAAGCGGAATTAGAAATCCAAATGGATGAAGAAAGTAAGGAATTTATAGCCGACCCAAAAAGAAAAGAAATGATCGATTTAACAATTGCTGATAAACAAATTGATTTAAGAAAATTCAAAAGAAATTTAAGAGACGCTTATAGAGAAAGACAAGGGTTCATTGATTTAATTAAAGAATTTTTAGAAAGCGAGGACTCAATCTTACCAGACGGCACAAAATTAATTGATGTATTTGGTAACCATGAATTAGAGGAAAAATATGAGCATGAATATTGGACTGTTCGTATGGCTAAGCAAGCGATGCTCGATATGATATCTTATGGAAGAATTGGAACGGGTAACCTAGATTCAATTTTAATGATGGATCCTGAACAACAAAAACAAGTATTATCTTTAGCTTCATCATATACTATTTCAATTGACAGAAACATTAATCAATTAATGACACAAGCAACAACAAATCACTTTTCAATTGAAGAATCATTAAAAAATCAATTGAAGTTAGATAAACCAAATAATATTCAAACAGAAAAATTATTATAATGACGCATATTATTTTTAAATTACAAGGTAATGTTCCGGGCTACATTCATGTTGTGGGTATGTACTTAAACTACAATTATGGAAGAATTGCTGACGAATATAATGACATGAGAGTAGAGCTCAACCGTATGGGGGCTATTATTATACCACCAGAAGTTGCTAGAGGGTTTGTATTTGCTGACATCTATAAAGATTATATCAGTGTTAGAACAAATTCACACATCATGGATGAGATCCCTCAGTTAGCTGAATCAGGAGAAACAGATGAAGAAAAAGTAAAACACTTTTTAACCGATGAAGATAAAGCAGCTGGTGTTGCTTTCAACAAAGCAGTAATGAAAAAAGTTGTTGCGGATAGATTTTCTGAAAGATATAAAGAGCTAATGGTTGACGCTTCCACATTAGAAAAAGACACTTGGGAAGAACAAAAGAGAGAAGCTTTTGGTTGGACTGCAGATAGTGATTATCAAACACCGATCATAGATGTGTTATCTACAGGTAGAGGAATCGACAAAGCAACTTTTGTTCAGAAAATTATTAACAACGTAACATCATATAATACTAAATTAGCAAACTTGTTATTAGAACAACAATTATTAGAAGAAAGAATTAAAGCTTGTCAAACTATTGCTGATTGCCATAGATTGAAACATGAGAAATTTGGGGTGGCTATGAGTAAGCAACAAAAAGAAGATGAAAATGTGCCATTCACACCTTTAACCCTGAAAATGGACTTTTAATGAATTTAGCAATTAATGGGACGTGCGCTAAAGGGTGTTCATTTTGCTTTACTAAAGAAGACGCAAGATTAAAACATACTTTAGGTAACATGACAATAGAAATGGTTGATAAAATTATCAACCATTATCGTTTAAACACACCACAAGAAGAAATTACCATTCTAGGTGGTGAACCAACACAACATCCAAATTTTATTGATATACTTGATTATATCTTCAGTAAAAATATGAAGATAAATCTTGTTAGTAATTTTTTATTTGGTAAAACAACTAGAGATTATTTAATCGATAATATAAAAAACATTAGATGGGTATTCCCAAATGCTGCAGAATTAAACGAAAAAAACAGGATGGTTATTTTTAAAAAGAACTATCTAGAAATTTATAAAGCCTATGCTAATACCTGGGGGTTTGATACCAACCCTAGACTTTACTTAGCTATAACCATGTCAAAAGATTGGAAAGATAGAAACTTTTATGATTATATAAAATGGTTATATCATGAATTGGATGGTAAAGTAAATGCAATTAGAGTTGGTTTAGATCTTACTGGCACGTATTTGATTAACAATAAAGAAATGGGTGCCGAGATTACCAAAATCCTTAAATTCGGGTTATATAACGGTATTAAGATTACTTCTGATTGTCAAGTACCTCCATGTTTATGGGAAGGTAAAACCAAGAAAGCTGTATTAGAAAATTCTTTAAATTTTGCCACATTTAAAATACCAGAATATGATACCATCTGTGGCTTTATGCCGTTAGATGTGTTTCCCGACGGTAGCTCAATTCATTGTTACCCTTTACAAGATAAAGTAAAGATCGATAATGTTTTGGAAATCTCAGGAAAAAACGGTATATTAGACCTAAGGGATAAGTTCGACGAGCTTTATACCATAAATCATAAAAATTATACAATACCGCAAGGCTGTTTAGATTGTGTCTTTTATAAGACCGAATGCAACGGAATTTGTGGTGGATGTTTAGAAGGATCAAAGTAATGAAAAAAATATTTTCAATCCCTTTTAATCCAATGCTTTCAGAAGAAGTATTTGTGAACAAATTTTATCCATTCTTAGAAAGAAATAAAGAATGGATTTATGATGTTTATTTTACTTGTAGAATACCCCCATTTACACAAGACGCAATGGGATCAACGTTCTCTGACGAATTTAGAGATGTTGTTTTTGATAATGCAATGATTGTACAGAAAGCTTTGGGGATTACTGTGAGCGCAACATTTAATAATACCAATGTTTCTCCTAGGTTTGATAACTACAAATTATTTGTTGATAACCTTAAACCTTTATATGAAAAGGGATTAAGATGCATGACCATTCCGCATGGACATTGGGTTGCAATGGGGTTAAAGAAACACTTTCCAGAAATGGAAATTAAAAACACTATCTTAAGAAAGGTTGCAACCGGCCAAGATTTTTGGTACAATGCTGATCAAGGGTTTGATTACATTAATCTTGATCGAATTCTAATGAGAGACGTTGAGGAATTAAAAAACATTAAGCGAGCACAATTA